TTTCACTAATAATTTTTATTTGCAAGTAAGTGCTTACTAACTTTTTAATAGAAAAAAACTATTGATTTTTTGTTATCAATAGAAATAATTGTTTAAAAACAAGGGTTTATACTGATGCATAGTGTTAAACATTACGATATAATAATATCACTAGGTAAAAAATCTAGTCCAGTTCTTTAACAGGCGTAAAGGGAAAACATGAATTACAAACACAATGATGGCGGTAGACAAGCCGCTGGTTTTAAAGGTACAGCAGGAGACTGTGGCGCTAGAGCAATTGCCATTGCTCTTGGTCTTGATTACAAGGCGGTGTATAAAGAATTAGCCCAAGCAAATGCCGACAATGGTCGTGCAAAGTCTGCTCGTAATGGAATCAGCAAAGATATTTATTCTGAGGTGCTAAAGCGTTATGGATGGGTCTGGATGCAAGCGCCAAAGTTTGTTGGTCGTAAGGCTCGCTGTAGTGATATGCCATCAGGGTCAGTCATTGCTAAACAGGCAAATCATTATGTCGCTGTGGTCGATGGAGTAGCTAACGACATTTGGAATTCCACCGAGCGCATGGTGTATGGGTACTGGGCAAAACAATAAACCAACAGTAGGGTTTGTCCTAGTGTTCAACACTAAGAAGTGTGACACACTACGACTTCTCTACCAACACTTTGAAAGGCTTAAACATGGAATTCGATATAGAGTTTTGCGATCTTGAGATTAGCATCAAGACTTGGGTCGAATGGGAATACGACCCCGATTACTCTCCCAACGAGGGAGTCTACGATAAATTCATTTGGTCAGCCTACCTAATGGTTGGCAACAACCGCATTGACATTACAGACGAACTCTCTGCCAAGGAGTGCAAACAAATTGAAAAACAGATTGAGGAGTCTTGCGATGTTGGCATCTAACAAAGCTATTTGGGAATCCTACCAACAACTTAATGATGATGACATTATGGAAGCTATCTCTGGCTCTGTAGCCATCCCTCTTGCCATCAAATCGGGTGACTGGGACATTGCCTTCCAATTCATCAAAGAACGCATTGACAACAAGATGACTCGCAGGGCTGAGTTTTATCTGTCCAGCTATTGCACTACAGAATCAATTGATGATGATGAAGAAATGCGTATGCTTAGAACTCTATGGCTCAAAGACGAATATAAGGGGAACAGATGAAACTCAAACACACTATTGCCGCAATCCTTGAGGAGAACCAAGATGAATATTTTTGCCAGTTTTGCACGAAACATAAAGTTGCGACTTTACCGATTTGCTCATGTTCAGGAAATTGGTTCAAACTTGCCGACTTTGACTTTGATACCCAATTCGCTATTGCATCCACAATCTTCCACTCACAGAAAGGTATACCCGACAAAAAGAGCGATTGACAAGAAATCCGAGTTTGTCTACACGAACTCAATGAACACAAACATTTTAAAAACATTTCAAAAGTTTAAACAGGAGTGAATATGAATCAAGAACAGGTGTTGATGTTGCTCAACAAGAACGTCAATGAGCATACTGAGAAGAAAGCCAACCTAACCTATCTCTCATGGGCTTGGGCATGGGCTGAAGCACTAAAGGCAGACCCAACAGCCATCTACAAGGTAGAGATGTTTGGCGACAAGTGCTTCATGGACATCAACGGCACAGCAATGGTGTTTGTCACAGTCACCATGTTTGGCAAACCAATGACTTGCCAACTTCCAGTAATGGACTACCGCAATAAAGCTATACCTAACCCTGACGCATTTGCAGTCAATACCGCCATCATGCGTTGCATGACCAAGGCTTTGTCATTGCATGGTTTGGGTCTGTATATCTATGCTGGAGAAGACTTGCCTGAAGGTGACTCAAATTCAGATGTAGATGTAGGAATGATGATCGACCACTTGGCGGCTATTGATGCGGCTTCAACTTTAGAGGAACTCAAGAATGTATACAGCACTGCTTACTCTGCTTGCGCTGGTGATAAAAATTGGCAAAAGAAAGTGATTGATGCCAAAGAAAAGCGCAAAGGAGCATTGAAATGACTTCATACCCAGAAGTAAGCCGTAATAGACGCAGATATGGTGTTGACCATATTGAAAAATATGCTTTGGGCATTACAGAAACCATTACATACAAAGTTAAAGGCGGTAATAGTGTTGTTGTTGATTTGATAACCAATGCTCAAGACTCGATAAATGATGGTGACTTAAATAATGCTCGTCAAGTTTTGAATGTTGCCAAGCATCTTTTATCTGAAATTAATAATGGAAATTTAGTTGGCACAGTAAAGCGCAAAGGAGCATTGAAATGAGCGATGTAGAACAAGGCACACCCGAATGGTTTAAACAGCGTTGCGGAAAAGCTACAGCATCACGCATTTCTGACATTGTTGCTAAGACCAAGTCAGGCTACAGCACTAGCAGGGCTAACTATATGGCTCAACTGGTAGTAGAGCGTATGACAAACCAAGTGGCAGAGTCATACACCAATGCGGCTATGGAATGGGGTATTGAGAATGAACCCTTTGCCCGTGCCGCATACGAGGCTAAAACAGGCAATATGGTCGATCAGGTAGGTGCTATTGACCATCCAACTATTCCCATGTCTGCCGCCTCTCCTGATGGCTTGGTAGGTGATGATGGATGTTTAGAGATCAAGTGTCCCAATACAGCAACCCACATTGATACCATTTTGGGAGATGAACCAGCAAAGAAATATTATGACCAAATGCAATGGCAGATGCGATGTGCAGATAGAAGTTGGTGCGACTTTGTGAGTTTCGACCCACGAATGCCTGAACACCTACAACTGTTCATCAAAAGAATCGAGCGCAATGATAGGTATATTGCAGAACTCGAAAATGAGGTTATCCAGTTTCTTGCGGAAGTGGATGACAAGGTTAAAAAACTCAATGAAATCAAGGTGTAAATATGGAACAGCGTGACAATTCAGGTGTACTCTTTAAGAACGACAAAAAAGAGACAGGTAACCAGCCCGATTACAAGGGGAACATTACAGTTGATGGTCAGTCCTACTGGCTCTCAGCTTGGATTAAAGAGGGTAAATCAGGCAAATTCATGGGTCTTGCAGTAAACCCTAAAGAAGAAGTTAATACTTCCTCACCAAAGAAGAAGTCTTCCATTGAAGATATGGATAGCGATATCCCGTTCTAAATCAAAATGGGGAAAGCGTAAGTGAGTACCCACTAACTTTTTAATTGATAGGAGTTGATATGAGTTTAGATGACACACATTTTGGCGGCGGTGTAAAGAAGTTCTTTGACTTGCCAATCTTCAATCGGGTTAGATGTATTGACCCAATAACCAGTTATGAAGCCGCTGATGCCGCTAAAGACTTGGCATCCAAGCATTTCAGCATCATTGTGGACTGTTTAAAGGCTCATGGTGCGCTTGGTAAGGATGGGATAGCCCAACATAGCGGGTTAGAGGGAAATCAGGTTGCAAGACGTTTAAACGAGTTGGAGAAGATGAACCTAATCCAGTTGACTGGCAGGACTGTAAAGTCTTCATCGGGTCGCAATGAGCGTGAATGGAGGGCAGTCTAATGTGGGATGTAGCTGTTACTTTTATGCTGATGGGGTTTGGCGCTTTTGTGATTGTTGCATTTGGTGTCATCCTCATTGGTGCGCTTTATTTCCTACAAAACGAGGCTGACAATGACTGAAGAAGATGAAGCATTCAACGCAATTGAACGACAAGCCCAACAACGCAAAGAATCGGTAAAGGCAAACTTTCTAAAGCCCAAGTCTGCACAGGAGTTCTATGACGAACTACGCAATAACGTCATTGATGAAGTTGCTAGAGAGGTTAGAAAGCTAACCAGCTTTGGTAAAGACACCATTGATGGCTTGGCTGTTTACATTGAAGGGATGAAGAAATGACACAAAATGAAATCATTGAGATGGCTAAACCATACGAATGGCTTGGTGCAGAAGGTTGGACTTTTAACCATTACTGGCAACTTGAAGCCTTTGCCAAACTGGTAGTCGCCAAAGCCTTGTCAGAACAACAACGCAACTTCTGTTCAAGATGCGGCAAACGCACAAAAGACTTGACCAACATTCACACTTGCACACCACCACATGATTGATCGAATCATTATCAGTGCAATTCTAGGCACAGTGGGGGTCAATGGCTTATTCCCCGACACACCACAACCCATTACGCCAGCGCAGTTGCAGGTGCAAGCAAAGGAGAAATCCATAAGCGAGATGTGCGACAGGAAACCCAAGAGCAAGGAAGCAAAAGATTTGTGTAGACGATGGAGGAAATTAAATGCTTAAATCTAAAAACGCATTTGACTGGCGAGGAGAACCTAGTATTTGGACAACTGATAAAAAACTCAAACAAATATCAGCAAGTCAGATGCTTGGGAAGAATGCAAAAGAACGCATTGCCATGACTGAAAAGAAAGAATTCTTGATCTATTCAAGGGCTAAACTCAAGAATGATTCGTAAGATAAGAACCTTTTATGGGAAAAGGCATGGTCAACGTGGGAACAAGGTAACCACTATAGACCGAGGTGAAGCATGGCTATGTGAGAAGTGCGGGGATGTGATCTTCTTTGAACACCTTGTCCCCAAACACTTCTGTAAGCGGCTAATTAAGCCTGTAGTCCTTGGAGATACTGGGTCTTCCCTGCCACCTTAACAGCAGTCAATTCCTGCTTCTTGAGGTTTTTAGGGTCATATGACACATGAACCCAACCCGAATCGGGGATGCCTTGTGTGTAGAACTCCAAGATTAGTTGTGTATAGTCCAAATTGTCCATAATCCATTGGGCGAGTTCAGCATTGGCAACTCCAGCAATCTCAATATCTGCCGCCTGTCCCTTGCAATGGTCTGAAGTCTTAGACCCGCCAACAGCGGCATTGGACTCAGGGCTACGATAACCTGAATTAACAGTCACAGACTTACCAAAATGCTCACGCACAGGCTGAAGCACCTTGTCACACAAAGTCTTGAGATTGTCAATGGTTTCCGCATCAGGTGTATTGTCTATACCAAGACGGGTAGCGGTGTCA